TATTACTCTCCGTTAAGGATGAAAAAGGACGCAGACTTGCGGATGATCTTGATGGCTTCAGTAGGGGAGATGCAGTAGTCCCGAATCATATCGTCAACCTCAATGCAGAGGGAAGCTAGAGTGAAGAAGTCGAGATGCCGATCGGATTTAACGTGCGTGATGGTGACGCAGGGATGGTCTTGACCAAATGTTGGCTCCTCGTAGGAGATCCAGAATAGTTCGGTTTTGAATGAGTTCATAGTGTATTATTGTGGTTGTGGTTATTTTTAGTAGGTAATCAAAGATAGAAATATACGCTGTTTACCCGATATAATTTTTCCTTGAGTTGAGTTATGATTGGTGGATGAAAATGCTCTGCCTATTCTTCCTGCTTGTTTCCAATTCACTTATCGCCTCACCAGCAGCTATCGAGGTTCTGTCCGCTAGTGGCCTTACGCATTCGATTGCCCAAGCTAGGACTATTTATGCCGACATTGGTGACAGCGTATTCTTCAAGCAAGTAGAGCCATCCGAGGGTATGCTGCTGCTTACTGATAATGGAGTCATAAAGTTCAAGCCGGGTGCTGAAAGTAATCGTGTGGTAGTTGCGGTGGTAAAGAATTACTCATAGCGCATCATAATGAATTAGTAGCCTCATCCTTGAGGGCAGCGATTGCCTGCTTGAGTTGATTGTTCTCCTCCTGTAACCGGAGGTTCTCATTGCGTAGGTAGATGAAGTTCTCCCTTACATCCATAATGATGTCCGCAAGTGGTGGTTCGTTTAGGTTATCTGTCATAATGTTTTTGAGTTGTTTCCGTTTTGGAAATAGTTGGTAGTTGATAATTAGGTAGCTTGAACTGTCGCCGCCATAGTGCGTAGGTTGACTTGTGGATGCCGGACTGATCAGCTGCTGTCTCAAGTGATATACCACTGTCCCGCATTGCGTCAATCTTTTTCACTACCTCGGCCTTCTCCTCGGTGCTGAGTCGATGAGTAATTCGGTTGCAGTTACTGCCAGGGATAAAGTGTCGTGTCCCTGCTGCCGCCTCAATCCTCTCATTGTCCTCAACCTCCTTGGCAATCCGAGCTGCTGCCCATTCCATAAAGCTGCTGTTTGATTCTGCTGTTGTTTCGTACATTCTTCTTATTTAGTTAATTCCTTTGTTGATAGTATTTTTCCTGTGCCTCCTCGCTTGAAGACACAGACACCGCTCTTGTCGGGCATCTTCTTGAGAAGCAGGCGCACTGCTCCTTGTTCATCGTGCGCCCACTTGTAAGTCCTGCCGACGTAGCCTTCTGGCATATCGTCGTGGTGTGTTCTGATCTCGTACTCAGTCATAGGAACAGGATGGTGAAGCCGTAGCCTCCATTAGTCCCTATCACGTTGTAGTTAATCCACTCCTCGGCCTCCTCTTCGGTCATCCCTTGCTCTACAAATAGTCGAGTCATTATCTCGTATTCGTAAACTAGGTTGCCATTGTGGTCAGTCCCTACTACAGCGTCGTCGAGTCCGTCAAACCGGATGGCCTCGGGGTCGCAGCAGTCAAGATGCCGTTCGATATCTGATATTGGTTTAATCATATTACATTCTCAAGAGCCAGTAAAGCTCAGCGCATTTCTTTGCTACCTTGATACCCTTGTCAAGCTCCTTGTCATTCCAGACCTTGTGGTGGTGCTTCTTGGTATCGCAGTCAATGATTACGGAGATACAGCCTGGCAGGTAGTCCAGCTTGCGCTCCTTCATTAGCATATAAGCTTCGATGCCGAGCTGCTGGCAGTCCTTGTCATAGCACTTAGCCTTGCCCTTGGTATTTGTACGGCACTTGTAGTCCGCTAGGAATAGCTTATCGTCGCTGTCGTAGCCAATGAAGTCCACGCTGCCAGCGATCTTGATTCGACTGCTTGCAATGATGTGCTCACAGGATACAGGCTTTACGCCCTCCTCGTGAACCCAATCCACAAACGGCATAGCCCATTCATTCCAGACGCTGTCATCCGGCGCACTACCCTCGGCGAGGTAGTTATGATTAATGAAGTCCTCGATTACCTTGTGGACTGTCGTACCGAACTCCGAGGACTCAATAGTTTCACCCGTAGCCGGATGCTCCCTTGTGCCATAGGTAAGACGCTCTAACTCCTGCCAAGCTAGGCTAGGGTATGCCCTCGCTAGTTGCGCCATCATACGGGGCTTATAGATGCTATCAAGGAACGCATCCTTTACGATGCCAAGCACAGTCGTAACAGAAGGATACACCTTCGCTACTTTCCGCGCTTGTGCGGGTGTCATTATGTCGGCCTCGAACTCAGGGTTCAGGACATCGTTGCAATTATAGAAGTGGCTCATTTTCTTTTCTTTCCGTATGTTGGGTACGATGCGCGTCCCGTTTTGGTACGCCGTGCATCTTTAATTAGACCTAGCTGCCGGAAGTGGTCAACCGCCTGGCGACCCTCCTCCATTAGCTTGCGATTCCGCATTACTGATTCGTAAAGGTCAGCGAACTTGTTTGCTAGTTGACTTGCGTTACTCATTACAGCTCCTCTTGGTCCATAATGAACTCCACACCTTCGCGGAGGATGTCGATGCGCTGCTCTGATTCCGCAAAGTAACGGCCAGCGTACAGCTCAATATTCTCTTGGTCAATAATGATTAGAGTATCCTGTCCGAGTGTGCTTTGGTCGGATTCCGGTATCATTGCACCTACCCAAATGAAACGCAGTTGCTCCTCCGCGATGAAGTGCAGGAGGTCATCGGAACTGCGGCGTAATGTTTCTAGTTCTGTTTTTTCTGTATCCATTGTATTGTCTTTAGAATTTAGCAATGAGGGTGGCGACCAGTAGCATAATGCTGCCGCCTAGACAGCAGGCCAGCACCACACAGGCGGAGTAAAAGACCTTCTCGCCGCCTTTGACGAGATGATCGAGGTTAGTATTTTCTTTACGGTTTTTCATTTTTATTGCGTTCTTATCGGTGTTTAGGTATATCAAGGCTTGACATACTTTTTGATGTGATGTGTACCTTAAGACAGTCAGCCCTTGGTAGTCAATCATTAATTAATATAAAAAAGGGAGTCAATGACTGACAGTCATATGACTGACAGCCATATGGTGGGCTTAGATTAGGTCCAGGGTCTCCTGAAAGATGGTCGCCCTGTCATCGTGGCTAAGTGACTCAATCGGTAGCTCACGGGGTGTCTCGCTGTCAGTCCAGTAGACTAGTTTCACGATCTCGAACCCGTCAAGGTCGCGCTCCTCCCAAGCTTCTGTGACTTGGGACTCCCCGGCTTCGCTGCTGCTCTCGCAATGAGTTGTCACGGCCTCCGCTTCGACTGTTATGTCAAAGTATTTGTTGGGCCGTAGCTCGATGCCTTCTAGTTGTATAGTTTTCATTATGCGAATGTGATTTGGTTTTTATCTTTTGGCTACTGGCAGGTAAAGTCCGAGAGGTAGTCAGTTGACGCAATAGCCTTCTGCCGCGCCCACATTTCGAGTCCTTTGGCCTGCCAGTAGCCGCGGTTCCAGCCTGTGCCATCGCACGATTCAATGCCCATCGCCTCTAGCTCGTAGAGTTTCTCCGGCGAATTGCAGCGCAGCACGTGAACCCTAGGAAAGGCCCTTGCCCACATCTCTACTGTCTGCCACTTCCATTCTGTCGTGCCGCCAATGGCAATAACTTCGGGACGCGGAAATAATGAGCGCACGTCGTCGCGTGTCATACCATCCTGTACGGCCACCGCCAAGGGTATGCCGCAGGACTGGATGATCGGCGCGTAGGTGCTCCACTGCTCGATGGTGGCAGCTCCGTCACCAATGACGTCGGGGACGATGGCCCATCGCGCTTGTGTCTTTTGGGACTGCGACCAAACGAGCAAACGCCTCCACTCATCTTCTTTTTTCGCCCACTTGTCGTGGTCAAAGCAGTTAGCTCGCATATCCCAACAGCTAAACGCCCCATTATCGAGTGCGTACGGAAACCAGGGCCAAGGGCCGCGCTGCGCCCCCGGTGAAAACAAATGGCCGATGCGCCCAGTCTCACGACCAAGGCAATGCCAGAACCATCCAGTAGAGTTTGCAGGCATTACCAGCATCGTATTGGCCTTTCTAAGCGACCCTCACGGATCAGTGCTAGCATTAATACTTCAGCCTCGTAAAGGGTATACATTCCCTCATCAATCATAAATGCCTCGACGTGGTCAAGCCACTCAGCGCGTGATAATCCCGGCACAGTTTCGATGCCTTCTAGTTGTATTGTTTGCATATTAATCAGCGTTTAATTGTTCAAGTGTCCGGCATCCTGTCCGTACGAACAGAATATCTAGGTAAGTTTCCTCGCTGTTGCCATTGATTGACGTAACAAGGGAAATTTCCTCTTCGGTTGCTATGTTCATTTCTAGTAGTGTTTCGTATGTGTCCATTGTTTTCCTTTCTTATGTGTTATCTGTTTACCCAAGTTTCCCAATCACAAAGCATATCCGCCGGAGCGCATTCTGTGAATATAATAAACCTATCGAGTAGCTCCAAAGGAGCTTCCGTGTCAAGGGTTTGCTTGAACTTCAAGCGTATAGGTTTGAGCCAGCGTTCGTGAACCAGTAGCGAATTCCAATCGCAAGCGGGTAAAAGCCTTTTGAAAAGCTCCCATTCCGGCTTTGGTTCTACTAGATCATCCCAAGCTTTCAGCCTATCCTGAGAGAATGTTTTTAATGCAGTTTCTATTTTCATTTTTTTCCTTTCTTATGTGTTAAAGCTTAATCTTCGATTAAGCGCGATATGCAGCGGGCTTTTCCCGTGCCTCAATTACTGTTAAAGTCCCTTGTTTACTACGTGTCAAATATATTTTTAAAATATTTTCCCCTTGCTTCCCTAGCTTGCCTTCCCTGGCTCGCCTTCCCTGGCTCGCCGGCGTCTTTCCTTAGTCATTACCCTTGCCACAAATCAAAAGGCCTTGTGTGGCCTTATAGCCGGTAAACCTTGTGCATTGGCGGGGTTTTCGGCGTGCCTTGCTTATGACTAGGCACAAAAAAAGCGCACGCTTTCACGTACACCGATTTGCTTTGTTTTTATGAGTGCTAGTCAATGCAAGATACTTTAGAAGCGTCAAAAGGCATTCGGTTTTTTTGTATCAATTGACGGGCAAAGGATAAAGCACGAGGCCAACTTTCCGTTTTATAATCCTTTACAAAAGTCTTTCGCACTTTTCCGGCACGGTAAAACGTGTAAGGCGAACAATTAGATTCGGAATGTTTAGTTGGAATGCCTTCGAGAATTTCAATCTTTAGTTTCATAATAAAAAGCGGTTTTACAGAACCGCAAACTGATTTGAGTTAGGTTTTACGCTTCGATCTGTGCAATGATTTGTTTCAATTCAGCAAGTGAGAGAATGAAGTTTTCCTTTATGCCTGCCGCTAGGTTTTCGGTTTGCTTGGCTTTTAATATGCCATATTTGCCCGCTTTATCCAAGAAGCGCAAATCAGTCGTATCCATAGAGAAGCAATCAACTAGGTTGCAAGCTTGCTCAAATTCATCGGAGCGCACCGGAAAGGCAATTGCTTGTCTGCGTGCTTGTGCTTGTTTATAGTGCTTTAAGCGCGCTTTATTTGCTTGGCTATAACTGAACGTTAAGTGATAGTTAGGCAAAGGCACACGTTCAGGGTTTTTCGTATAATCGTAAAACTGCACCTTTGGAAAGCTTTGGTAGATCTCATAAAAGTCCAAGTCGCTTGTGCCATTCAAACGAACTGCAAACTTGTGGCCTTTCCTTTCCGCCCGTGCGCTTGCCAGTCGAATTTCGTGCTTTAACACGTCGCTTGCAATGTCTTTCCGATATACTGTGAGCCAAGTTTTAACGATTCTAGAAACGTCAATCACGTGCTTTCCGGCCCGCTTTTCAATGAGCGAGTGCCCGCTGCCAACTAGGCAAGCCAAACGGCAGCCAGTGCTTGCAAATGAGCAAATATCTTTGCCCGCGTTTTTACCAGCTGAAAGGTAAAGGATAAGCGTTTGAAAGTTTTCCTTTTTACCCTTTTCAACCTTCTGAGACGAATCCACAGAAGCAAAGTAGCTAATGCCTAATTCTTTAAAGAGCTTGCCCTTTGTGGTGTACGTTAACGCTTCAAAGTACTTTTCAGCTTTTAACAGAATACCAAACTTCTTTGCGGGCATTGGTTCAAGTAAATAGGCAAGTGCTAATTTCTTGATCTTTGATAGTGCTTTTTTGTTTTTCATTTATTAAAGGCGGTTTTACAGTTCCGCGAACTGGTTATGTGTTAAGAGTGAGACGCTATCAATGCGGGTAAATAAAAGGTTGTCAAGTATATATTTCAAATACTTTTACCCGTCAAAGCCTACCACTATATGCAAAGCAATAGCCGGGTGAATGATAGCCGGGTGAATGACGATCTTAATAATAGCCGGGTGAATGCATCCCATCATCCCAAAAGAAATAACAAGCTCACGCACGAAAGCGGGCCGTCAATATCCACCTGGTAACCAGTGAACAGCAGTGCAGTAGTGAACAGCAGTGCAGTAGTGAACGGATGGACAGTAGTGAACGTTTGAACAGGGGGGGTGGGGGTCAAGTTGAGTCGCGTCGTCAGTATATATATACATATACAGCCCCTTAAAAAAATTCAGTCCTCAAGGGGCTTCTACCCACCAGTACCAATCCCAGGACCGTGTACCATAAGATGTCAGTTTATGACTTCTCTTTTATGATTCCCTTTATTTTATATTCATTAAAGGAATAACCTTTAGGACTGCAAGTTGAACTGTCTTATGAAGTTGCTGCCTTATGGTACGCAGAGTATAACACGAAATCTGGGAATGTATACATATATAATGTACTTTCTTTTATGTATTAGCATTACTAATAGTATATTAACTTGACAAGTAGTAAATCTAATGATGAGGTACAGGTATGGAAGATAGAGAAATGAATGCTACTGAGAAGGAGAAGGAGGCTTTGCTGAGCGAGATCCAGCAGAGTATCCACGAGGTGGCTAATGAGAAGCGGGGTTTAAAGCTCAAGTGCTTGAGCGTCTATGATCCCGCGAAGGTAGCTAAGTTGCTTTATTTGTACAGTACGGGTAGTTCCCAGACTAGGCTGGTACGTCACTATGGTTTCGAGAGGGATACTGTTATTAGTGTACTCACGGACTACGCTGACCATATGGGTACGTTCAAGGAGTTAAGTGGTCGGATAGCGGCCAAGAACTATCTGAACCTCAGTAGCCTGGAGGAGGATTTAATTGATAAGGTACGCGACCGTCTGGAGAATGATCCGGAGATGGAGGTCGGGTTCAAGGACATCAAGGAGTTATCCATAGCTAAGTCCAATGCTTCCAGGGAGGCTATGACAGCTAGAGGAGAAGCTACGCAGATTACTGAGGACCGCAAGGTGTACACACAGGATGACTACGAGGCGACTATAGCTGCTGCTAGGAAGAGAATCGAGCAGGCTAAGGTAGCTGATATAATAGAGATACAAGATGAAGATAACAATTAATAGCCACGACGAGGAGGTATCAATTGATACTAAGCACGATGACCTTACCGCTAATCAAGTAGCTGAGCTTATGTTTCGTATTATCTTAGCTAATGGTTACCATCAACAAAACGTAGCTTACGCATTCTATGAAGTCGGTAAAGCACAGATAGAAATGGAGGAATAATTTGAGCACTAAAGGAAGTAAAATGTACCACTCGGGATGGGAGAAGTTCGGAGATATAATACAGATTTCTGATGGTTGGGTAACCGCTCGCCTAGATGGGGACAAGGGTATTGGATGCTGGGAGGTAGACGCACCGTATATTAAAATATTAGATGAAGGGGGCTGCAACGATGAGCACTAAAGGAAGCGGCCCCCGCAAGGGACACAATGCTGAGAAGCAGCGTAAAAACTACGATGATATTGATTGGTCAAATAAAACCAAGTCAACTAAATCAAAGCCACCTCCAACCGAACAACCCAAAGCAAGCAAATGAGTAAGACACCTGATATTGATCCGGACATTGCCTTTAACCACGTTCGACGAATGCTTGGGGATATTTCTCCTAACTTTGCTTTTGTTGTAATGGATGAGGACGGGGATCTATTCTATGATTACACGAACTATCGTATTGGCAGAATGCTTATGACTGAGGCTTTGGATGATATGGACTCAGATTTCGGTGACCTTGACTGGGATGATTTAATTGAGGATGTCGAGGACGAGGACGACGACGACGAGGATTACATATTTTAAGTATGCTTGATTTCACAGAGCACCCAATCCTCAAGCCGCCCACGGACGAGGAGATTGTCCTTCTAGGAGAAGCTGACCCAAAGCTACTAGAGGAACTGCACAGGGCGCACGAGGGTAGAATCCGGGCAGCTACGGATGATCCTATCCGCTATGGGTTCGACCTACCGGGCTGGGAGCGTATGTCGGACTCCTTCAGGGACTACAATGAGGTTCTAGCACTAGGTGGGAATCGTAGTGGCAAGACAACGGGCTGCGCTAAGCGGATAATGGAGGCCGTGAGTTCTAACTTCGATGGACACATAGTATGTTTTTCTCAGAATGCGGATACCTCTATTAAGGTACAGCAGCCAGCTATCTGGGAGATGATGCCCAGGGAGTTCCGGAAGAAGACTAAGAGCATTGACGGGTACATTAACTATTCAATGCAGAATGGCTTTACTGGGAGTTCGTTCGTGTTCCCGGATACTAGGACACGTGTGGACTTCAAGACTTATACACAGTTCAGTAATAACTCCACTATCCTTGAGGGTTTTGAGTTCGGGTTCAAGAAGGGTAGCGTCAAGGCTGGGAATGAATCCAATATCGGAGCCTGGCTGGACGAGTACTTAGGTGACGCTGCTCTGGTGAATACCCTACGGTTCCGCCTAGCTACACGGGATTCCAAGATGGTGATTGGGTTCACACCTATTGATGGCTATACACCCTTCATCGCTGACTATTTAAAGGGAGCAGAGACCCTTGAGACTAGACCTGCCGCCCTGTTACGGGGCAAGGAGGTTCCTACTAAGCAGTACAGTCCAAGCCGTGATGCGGCTGTGATCTACCTGCATTCGGACGAGAACCCCTTCGGTGGTTACGAGCGAATCGCAAAGGATCTAGCCGGGCGACCAGAGGATGAGATAAAGGTCCGTGCGTACGGATTACCCGTGAAGTCAGCCAATGCTCTGCTCCCTTACTTTAATACTGAGGTAAATGTGCTCAATGAGGAGCCAAACAAATACAAGATGACGTTCCCCGACATTTCCGATAAGTCGCAGTTCACCTGCTACCAGGTGGTTGACCCCGCTGGTGCTAGGAACTATACCTGCATCTGGGCTGGGGTAAACAAGGATGGAGAGATATACATCCGCAAGGAGTGGCCGGATCGTAACACGTACGGCGAGTGGGCTATGTTCGGGGACCCGAAGTGGAAGTACGGCCCAGCAGCCAAGAAGATTGGTCTAAATGTTGAGGGTTACTGCGAATTATTTGAGGAGATTGAGGACGATCTAGGAATTGAGGTAATTGAGAGAATTGGGGATTCGCGTTTCTTTGCTAGAGAGAATGAGAACAATGACGATCTATTTACATCATTCTATGACTTCGGTCTAAGCTTTCTACCATCTGATGGTAAGATGGAAGAACAAGGCATCACAGCTCTGGATGACTGGTTTAACTACAATCCTAATGTGGACATTGACCAAGCCAATAGACCAAGATGCTATATTCACGAGGACTGCGGTAATCTTATCGACAGCCTTATTAACTACAATGCAGGCGGAAAGCCTGAGGAAGCCCTAAAGGACTTCTTTGATGTCATTCGCTATTTGCGGATGTCGAATGGTGGAGAAGGTCCTGACTTTCTTTCATCAAACGATATGATGACAACTAAACCACGCAAGGGAGGATACTAATGCCAAAGACAAGATTAAGTAAAATTGCAGAAGAACAAGAGGTTGAGTTCGATGAAGCTCTTAGAATCGCAACCGAAAAACTGCCAGAGGGTTCGGTTACTGGAACGGGACGAAATACTTGGGTAACTGAAGAGGGTGCAAAAATCCTTGAGGATTCCTTTATGATTGAGGAGATTATCCCTAAGCACTTCACCGGAACCGTCATATCAGAATGCCCTAACCCGAAGTACAATGTTGTCTTCAGCAAAGAAATAGGGAAAAGAGTCAATGTGTTACTTCCTCGTAAGTGGCAGGGTAAGCTTATTAAAAAGATAATTATCTTTGAGGCTATTGAGGATTCAAAGGGAGTAAGCTATCGCTATGTCGGAAAGTAAGAATATAACTTTAGACAGGGATTGGTGCAGGGAGCAGTCCGACCGATTCGCTAGTTGGGAAATACTTCGCAGGTATGTGCTGCACGAAAGTGGAGTATCAATGACAAATGGTGACCTATGTGATACAATAGGCGTATCATCGACTTACACTATCCGTTTGCTTAAATCTATACAAAAACGCCTCGCCGAACAAAATGCTAAATGAATCAATCTCTGAGTCCTTGACTTATGTCCAGGACGAACCCGACATCAAGACTCTCCGTTACGCTTACGATCAGACTGTAAGTGAGCTTGAGTCCTACTTTGACCTATGCCGTACTAGTTACGATGACCGTCGCAACTGGTGGCCTGGCAAGAGTCGAGATCATCGCAAGCACGGGGCTGATGCTTTCCCTTGGGAAGGTGCATCCGATATGGAGTGCCACGTTATTGATGAGCGAATTACTCGTCTAGTATCTTTGTTTATGGCATCGTTGAATCGAGCCAATGTACGAGCGTTCCCAGTGGAGAGTGGTGATATTGCTCGCAGTAAGCTAGTATCCGGGTTCCTTAAGTGGATGGTTAGTTCTGGTTACATCCCTCGCTTCTATCGTGAGATGGAGTTAGGTGCTAACTACCTTCTTGAGCGCGGTTTACTTATTACCTATGTTGGCTGGCAACAGGAGGATCGTCGATTCCTACAGAAGCTTGACTTGGATCAAATTGCTCAAATGTCCCCAGAGGTAGCCGATGCTATTAACAGTGGGGAGATGGACGATGATCTAGTATCTTTGCTTCAAAACGTCTTTGAAGGAACATCCACTAAACGAGCAAAGAAAGCAATCAAGGAACTCCGCAAGTTTGGAGTAGCCGAATTGCCTATTACTCGTCGCCAAGTCAATGCGCCGGACGTTAAGACCCTAGCACCTGATGGTGATTTCTTTTTCCCAACTTATGTAACTGATCCGCAGCGAGCACCTTACTGCTTCTGGCGCACTTACTATACACCACAAGAACTAGAAAACAAGGTCGTCACCGATGGATGGGATGAGGACTTCGTTGAGCACGTTATTGAGAAATACCGTGGAGTCAATATAGATAGTATAGAGCGCGAGCAGGAGGGCCGTCGCAGCATTAGCCTAACAGATAGTACATACGAAGCAGGTGAATTAATTGAAATCTGCTACGGATACCAACGCCTAATCGACCGAGAGGATGGCGCGGAAGGTATTTACTGTACGGTTTTTCATCGCGAATTTAGCGGTGATGAAATCACACCTGGCTATGCTAAGTTTGAGTTGCTTAACGGATATGAGGATTATCCCGTAGTTGTCACCAAGTTGTCCGAGGACAGCAAACGTCTATATGACACGATGACTATCCCCTCGGTTCTTAGGGGTATCCAGAATCAAGTAAAAGTTGAGCGAGATTCTCGTATTGACCGCAATAGTCTAGCAACCATACCTCCGATTATGCACCCAGTTGGTCAAGCACCATCTGATTGGGGTCCAGGTCGTATGATTCCCTATCGCCGTAAAGGTGACTTGGACTTTGCTCCCATCCCAGCTTACAATAGTGGATCACTCGAAATTGAGAAAACCCTTACTGATACCGCTGACCGTCTAGTTGGACTGGACGAAGGATCAAATATTAGCCAAGTTCGCCAGCAGTTCTTAGTTGATAAGTTTCTTAGCCACACTGCGGAGGTTATTCGTATGGCGTTTAAATGCTTTCAGCGTTTCGGACCCGATGAAGTATTCTATCGTGTAACAGGTATCCCTGATCCACAGGTAATGACCAAGGGTGAGCCGGACGAAAACTTTGACATCCTTATTGCCTTTGATGTTCAGAACACTGATCCAGAGACTGTGCAGACAAAGCTACAGCAGTTCGTTGCGCTCAATCAGCTCAATGCAAATGGCCGTCTAAATGTAGACAGCCTGCTTGATATTGCTGCCGCTAGTATTGACCCAGTGATGGCTGATGCAGTTCTACAGCCAGTGGAGACGGCTCAACAGCAAGTAATCAAGGATGTAACCGATGACTTGACTAAGATCTTTTCGGGGATCGAAGTACCAGCACGTCCAGCGGGAGCACAGATTGCGATGCAAGCTATCCAGCAGTACGCTCAGCAACCAGACATTGCACAACGCCTAGAACAAGATGAAGCGTTCAGCGCACGTCTGGAGAAGTACGCAGGTCAGTACACCTTCCAGATGCAGCAAGCACAGAATGCTCAGATTGGTCGAGTAGGTACAACGCCTGCACAGATGGGTGAAATTCAAACACAAGGAATGTAGGATATGACACCTGATCAATACGCAAACAAACGAGCAAAGGATCTACGAGCACAGGAATACTACGATATGATTGCCCTCAATGAGGGTGTCAAACCAAAGGTATACAAGGACAGCAAGGGTCATAGAACCATTGGTGTTGGTTTTAATTTAGAGGATGCCGGTAATCGAAAGATCCTGAAGAAGGAGGGTATCAATATTAATGAACTCTTTAAGGGTAAAGAACTGAGTGACAAGGAAATTAAAACCCTGTACAATCATAGTCTAACCCAAGCCTTCAATGATGCTCAAAAGTTTGATAAGGGATTTGCTAAGCGACCTGAGCCAGTAAAGAAGGCAATTGTCGATATGTCATTTAACCTTGGCCTTACTAAACTTAATAAGTTCAAGAAAATGCGTGAAGGTCTAGAAGCAAATGACTACAGCGTAGCAGCAGACGAAATGGTTGACAGTGAGTGGTTCAAGCAAATCAAGTCCCGTGGTCCACGGACAGTAGGTTTAATGCGTTCAGCAGCTAAGTAATATGAATATACAAGATGACATCAATAGCTTGCATAGCTATGAATCCTTTGCTCGGTTTATTAAGATGGTTCACGAACTCCGTGAAGAAGCTATCAGCGAGATGCACGAATCCTCAAGCGAGACTATCCAGCAGATTTCTGGTCGAATCATTACATATGATCAGATCCTACAAATCTCCGGCTGGGATAAGCTTCGATTAAAGCATTCGGATCGAATGTAACCCATATGTTATAATGCGCTCATCGCCCTCGCTCGGCGTTAATGAGTGGTAACAATATGACAGACGAAATCGAAACTGCTAACGCTGAAGCAGACAAAAATTCAGTGGACAACAATAATATATCCGTCGAGGATTTCGCAATGCGGAGACTTGGGGAACTTAATCCTGCGGCTGAAGAGCCACAAGAGGAAGTAACCGAAGAAACCGAGGAGCCGGAAACTGATGAAGTAACTGAGGAGGCAACTGAAGAGTCAGTTGAGTCCGAGGAAGCTACTGAGGAGACCGAGGAATCCGATGATGTTCTTTCACAGTTAGACTTGGACGATATGTCCGAGGAGGACCTAAGGGAACTGGCTGACAAGCTAGGTAGCCGTGCTGTAGCTCGATTCGGTGAATTGACTGCTAAGCGCAAAGCTGCCGAAGAACGTCTAGCTAGTTTAGAAGCTGAACTTAAAAAAGCTCCGAACCCACTTGATACAAAAAAGAAAGTCGAAAACAATCCTTTTAGTAATCTTGATACAATTGAAAAATTGCAAGAGAAAGCTGTTGAGGTTGACGACATTGTTGAGTGGGCTGAGGATGTTCTTTTTCAGAGTGACGGCTATTCCGCAGATGAAGTAGTAACCGAGGTAGAAGGAAAGGACCTGACAAAGGCCGACGTACGAAGAGCTTTACTACAAGCACGTAAAGCACAGAAGACATTCCTTCCTGATCAATTGAATAACCTTCAATCGATTGAGCAAAGCACTCAAATGCAAGAGCACCTAAGTGCTCAGGCTGAAGCTGAGCTACCCTGGATGAAAGGTGAAGATAACGACACACGTCGTCAATACGAAGCCATTATGAGCGACCCACGGGTTGATACATTAATGACCAATCTTCCCCCTGATGTTAAAGCTCAAATGCCATATTTACTAGCACACGCTGCTAATAGTATTTATGGACGAAAGCCAGTAGCAAATACTAAATCATCAGTGAAATTAAATCCCCCAAGAACAGGTACACCCTCCTCGTCCAAACCAGAAAAGTCTATGGGAAAAACAGCCAAGGCTCTAAAAGAATTAGAGGCTCGGTTCAAAGAGACGGGTAGCGCAAACGATTTCGCCAACCTAAGAAAACTTAAAATGGCAAACCGCCACTAACCTATTCATTAACACAACTATATAACTAATTATGGCATTCTCAAATACATTTGACACTACAAACCTCGGTTCGGGTGTTTCTAATCGTGAAGACCTCACTGACGTCTTGACTATCCTTGCACCAGAAGAAACACCTATTCTTTCTTCTGCTAACAAAAAGGGCGCATCCGCAACTAAGGTTGAATGGACTGTTGACTCTCTTTCGGCTCCCAGCACCGCTGGTATCGCTGAAGGTGCTGACGTTACAGCATTCACTGATCAATTCGCTGGCCGCGCTCGCCTTGGCAATCGCGTTCAAAAGTTCCGCCGGGACTATATGGTTTCCGATCTGCAAGAAGCAGTCGATTCCGTTGGCCCAGCTAAGATTGCTCAAGCAGAAGCTAAAGCACTTCGTGAACTCAAGCGCGACATCGAAGCAAGTCTTGCTTCAGCTAACACTCAGACAACCGAAGACGGTGCTGGTGTAGTTAATCGCCTTGGTGGTCTTGGTGACTGGATTCAAAATGCTGCTGGTTCGGGTAACGTTCCTGCTCCATTCCAAACTCCAGCTGCAAGCATCGCTGACGTAACTGATGGCAATTTCGCAGAAAGCGAATTGAACTCTCTGATCTCTTCGATCTTCAAGGTTACTGGTACATCCAACAACCTTATGTTGGTTGCTGATACAGCACTCCGTCAAGACATCAGCGACTTCGCTCGCATCGGTGGCGTATCGGGTGACTCAGTTCGTGCAGTGAACTACAACGGCGAAAGCGGCACTATTAAGCTTTCCGTTGATCTGTATCAAAGCGATCACGGCATCGTATCTGTTGTCAACGCTAACCCTGACTGTATGCCAGTACAAGCCGGTACTGCTGGAATGGCTGGTTACTTGGTGAATCCTGAATACTACGGTGTTCACGAACTCATCCCTATGGGCAGCACTCGTCTTCCAAATCTTGGTGGCGGCGACCGTGGCTTCGTTGATTGCGCTTTGACCCTCGGTGTTTACCACCCTGGTGCTCACGGCAAGATTGTCAGCACAAGCTAAATAATTCTGGTTGGGGGGCGAAAGCCCCCCTGCCTTTTTTTTATGGATATTATTATTCCTGATTCGAATACTTACTCCGATGAGGAGATTAATCGTGCCTTAATGCAAGAGATTCAGGGTAGCCTAGATCTGGAGAGAGCGACCGAAAAGAATCGCTATCAACAAGCAGCTAAGGAGGCACATCAATTGAAAGGAACTGTTCATCCTACATTAGGACGGCCAGTGGCTACAATTCCAGCACGCGAGTTTTTTCGACTCGTAAAGAAGTACGGTCAAGAGACTGTGCATTCTAAAGAATTTTTGCAGTACTACAATAAGAAGTTCCCAGAACTCAGCCCCAATAAAATTTAATGCAGACAAAAACCTACAGCGATTTATATAATTTAGTGCAAGCACTTTCGGGTGTAGGTAGTTTCACCGCAGAGGAGAAGCTTAATATTTTACAGTTCGTCAATCGGCGAGCATTTGAAGCATATCGGACTAGCTCAAGTTGGCCTCGTTACGCAGTAATCGGAGAGGAGCGCACCCTTGGTACAAACGGACTTGTACCTTATGTTCAAGCTGGACTAGATAATATTTCTGATTTTCAGCGTATTTACCGTAGTCAACCATTCCTTCGTAACTCTGCATTGGAGTACGAGTTCTACGTTGATTCAAACGGAGCGCACGTAATTAATATAGTTACAAATGATTCGACTTCTGTATTTGTAAACTACCAGAAAGAACTCCCTACGTTTAGTGAGGAATCCACAAATATTCCTTATGAGTTCTTCTTCTACCTAGCGCACTCAGTGTATGCTGACTTCCTACGAATGGATGGCCAGACTGACAAGGCTATCACTGAAGAACAAGTTGCCGGGACTTACCTAGCACTTGAGCTGGAGAAGATCGACCTACGTTCTAACAACAACACAATTAACAAGAAATTTTCAACTTACGTAAATCGTCAAGCACGATAACAACCCCTGTGATATAATAAAATTATGGCTAACTCAAAAAACAACGCACTAGAATTTTCGTCGGCTGGATCGGAGATCCTTGAAGCTGCGGATGCAGTAACCGGTAAACGCTATGGAGCGTTGCAAATCTTAAATGACACTGTGTTCAGTGCTTTGACTGCATCCAGCATTGACGGTACAGCTAAGCTAGTTGGACCAACTTTTGCTGCTGGAACAATCCTTTATGGAGCATTCAGCGAAGTAACAGTAACTTCTGGTCTCGTAGCAGCGCACAAGTACTAGTATGAACCTTAACCTTAGTAGCCGCTTGGGTCGAGGCAGGTTAGTTGCGTCAGCTCCACCTACACCTCCAACAGAATCGTCCTTATATTTAAGACCTGGCGGTACTTTTTTATATTTACGACCTAACTCAACATTTAAATACCTTAGACCAGAATAATTATGGCAGACGTTACAGTTAACACAGACATAGACACTTTCCTACAGAGTGCAGATAAAGCAGCAGCTAGGACTAGCTTAGAGCTTGGTGCTACTGACACCGTAGAATTTGGGGGCTTTGTGCCGCCGACAGGAACAACTGCCGAGATTGATGCTTTGTTCTCTAGTTCGCTTGCGACTCCAGATGCTATTTACTTTGACCGTGATAAAAAAATACAGTGGCAAGCGTTGACCAGTTCGACCCGACAAGAAGTATCTGGAAGGACGGTAAGCGATGGGTATAGTGTTTATGTTGATAGTGAAAATGGTGACGACGCTATTGGCGCAATAAACGACCAACGCTACCCTTTCTTGACGATAAAATCAGCCCTAAACGCTTTGGATTCTGAAAACTTCGGCAACCAGTGGACGGTCTATATCGGTCCAGGGTTGTATGACGAAATTGACGTTTTTGGTGATTTTGTAAATTCAGCAAACAGGAAGATTACAATTGTATGCGCTCCATCTGTCTTTTTTGCATCATCTCTGGCTGGCACTGTCTTTGAAAATGGTAGTGGATATTGCAAATTCGGTGGAATACTTGGATACCCCGAAATTTTAGGAACAAACAAAGCACAGCTATATTTAGGCGACGGGTTATCTGACATTGATGGTGGAATCGCTAGATTTGAAATTGGAAGAATTACAGTTTCCGATGCCTCTTACGTATCCCTCATTAAGATCACGGACGATAGGGCTAAAATTGTCACTTTGACGGTTACGCTTACTGCTGGATCGGTCGCCTCAAACTTTGCTTTGATTGAAGCGGCGGGAGGATCACGTGTATTAGTGAAAGTTCCCTATATGTTGGCGCAAGGCGACGGAACGTGCATATTGAAGTTAGAGGGTTCGTCGCACGGGACTTTACAGGATTCGACTTGCCAAAAAACATCGCTGGCAAGGCTGGTCGATGCTAATTCTATATTAGTTCTAAAGTCGTGCGTTCAAAATGTTCCTGCATTTCCACCAGTAACCGCTCCCTCAGTTCTTGCTGACGTGGCAACTTCAAATGTATTCGCTTGGGGTGTTAGTGTGGCAAGCAAGGTGGTTGATGCTGACATCACACTAGACACGACCTTTGGGTCACTTGTGATTGACGCAGATTCCATAAAGGTTCTACGATAAATATGTCAACACTCGGGACAACGTCCATTAACGAGGGCAAAATCCTCCGCTTCTGGTTTGAAATAGACCAGTTTCGTGAGCCTACGCAAATCACTCCAGATACAAACGCACCATACACGGAGGACGACAAGGAGGGAACACGGTACACCACGGCTTCCACTGGCGAGCAAGTCACGCTAATCCCAAGTGTCACATACTCACTTAACGACGGCCCAATCTCATTTGCCTACTCATCGGACAACCCAACCGAAATCGACGTAGCGCCCGATGGTCAGGTAGCGTTTATGGTAGCACCTGAGGCTACTGCCAGTGCAATAATTACCATCGTTGGAGCAAACGGCACTGCAACAATCACACGAAACGTCAGCGTGACACTCACACTTTCGGGTGCATCGATTGTTGAGGTCATCGAAGGTGGGGTAGCTGGTAGCGCACGTAAGGCACTGTCCGACCCAATGGACACAGCACTAAGTGGCGCTAATCCAGCGACACAGCAGAAAGTTTACACGTCACAGGATCACGTCACTCCAGCATACGTCCGCAACACGAGCTTCTTCCTGCAAGGGACACACGCAGAGGCACTCACCTGCGCTTCGCCTTGGAACTCTACTGGAGGCACTCAACGTGCTGGGACAGCAATTACACCAAGACACGCAGTCTGTGCAAACCACTATCCCGTCCCAGTTGGGGCAACAATTCGATTCATTGCATCTGACAACACGGTAATAACCAGAACGGTTGTTCAAGCTGGTATCGTTACCACTAGCGCCCTAGATGCTTGGATGGTTCTACTGGACTCAGACCTTCCAGCCTCAATCACACCCTGCAAGCTATTCCCAGACGGCTACGAGACATATTTACCTGCTGGTGCAACAACTGCCGCAGCCGCAGCACTTCCACTGCTTGCAATGGACTTCAGCGAGAATGGCATCGCCCTTGACCTTATTACTGAGGTAAATGAGGTTGGGCCGAAAATGAATTATGGCGCTCCGACAATACCGCACCGCCTAGCATTCTACGACCCGATCATAATCGGGGACTCTGGCAACCCAATCTTTGGGGTCATCGGCTCTGAGCTGTGGTTACTGTCTACGTTCCACGGACCTGGCGGTGGCCCGTTCTACGGCGGTCTAGTCACAGAGCTTAACGCAATGATCACAACTCTCGACACACTTCAGGGCGACATTACTGGACACACAGTTACAGTTGGCGATCTATCATCTTATACCGCCTATTAAAAATGCACGATATTCTTTACAAATCAACCATAGGAACAGGGGGCTTTATCGCTACTATCGAACTGGGGCATATTAACGAACTTCTAGGACTAGTTGTGGGTCTTGCTACTCTAGTCTATATGACTGCATCCGCAGTCAAGGTAATCAAGGAACTCATAGATAAGGATTAATATGACACCAGAACTGATAGCAATGCTAGGCGGGGGCGTAAGCGGCTTCGTAATGAAGATGATTGCGGCACAGGCCGACAACCAGGCTCGTCTCTTTGAGCGTATGATTGCTCGTCAGACTGTAGCGGATGACTCAGCAGATAAGGCAGCAGCCCGTGGTGGTGTCTATATGCGGCGTGCAATTACGGCGGCAGTTATCTTTGCCATTGTAATAGCCCCATTTGTCTTTGCATTTACGGACATAGGTGTTAGTATACAATCAGAATCCAAAGGCTTTCTAGGGCTATTCAAGCGTCTAGAATGGTCCACTGTACAGGGTTTTGTTATACTACCAGAGATCCGCCAAACAGCTTTAGCCATCGTAGGGTTCTACTTTGGTTCCTCACAAGTCAAATAACAAATAATATTATGTACGGACGACAAACAAAAAGTGCTGGTAAGGGTTCCTGCGGTGAGAACAAGAGCTGCGGTTGTGGAAAGAAAGGCAAGTAGTGCCTGACAAATCCAAAATGAAGTGCAACGTACCCCGCCGTGAAGTTCAAGGTGGGAAGAAGTTCGTCGTGAAAGCCTGCCAAGGTGGGACAGAAAAAATCGTACGATTCGGCGATGCTAATATGAGCATCAAGAAAGATCAGCCAAAACGGAAGAAAAGCTACTGCGCTCGCAGCGGTGGCATCAAAGGGAAGACAAATAAACTATCTGCTAACTACTGGAGCCGCAAGGCTTGGGACTGCTAAAACATAATGCCTGAATACCGCACATACGGAGCAAAAGACGATAAAATCCTAGAGGACCTCGATATGGGGTACACTGGGTTTAATGACTACCTACGTCCCGATCAATTGCAACGTGGTATATTAGCAACCAGCAACAATGGTCGGCTTGGGCGTAACGGTGAATGGCAGGTTAGACCAGGGATTGATTTGGTCAAGGCTCCCTTTGCTAGTGGTGACGATGTTCTTAGACTTCCAACTACTTCCGAATTGGAAACAGTTCCTCCAGTTGTTGGCTTACTGCCAACTACAATTAGGTCCGCTTCTTTAACTAGTGACGTAGTTACTATTGTTATCGATGACCCAGCCGTTGAGCCAGGTCACGTGTTTATTACAGGGGACGAAATTACAGTCAGCGGTATTCCGTTTGGGGTAGATACAGATCCCAATGGGACTTTTGAACTTACTTCTGTAACAGATAACGGCAGCACAAAATCTCTTACGTATGCTTTAGTCGGGGCAGATGCAACATACGCTTTGCCAGTTGCTTTGCCTCAAGTTCTTCCATTTGCACTAAATGATGTCCAAGGTTCTGCAGTCATTGGTTACAATATGCTACTGGATCAAGGTGGCATTTCAGCAGTTTATGCTAGTACTCCTTATAGCAATCCAAATGATTCCGCAAGTCAGTGGGTGCTACTAGGGTCAAACGTAAGCGCACTGGCCATTAACCTAGCGGACCCAACAGTTACATATGACCTCCCGTACAAGCGTGGAGAGACAGCACCTGTGCTTTCGGATATGATTCAAGCCTTCAACAAGGTGTTCTTGTTTCGTGATGGTCAGACTGCGCTAGAATGGGACGGAAGCTTTGATAATGTTAATTTAACAGACCTTAATTTAGATAATACATATCTGATTACTGACTTAGGTGACACGACTCAATCGCAGTGGAACACAATTGCTGGAACTACGGCAGTAACCTATGAAGTTAATGATATTATTACAATTGATGCCATAGGCACAGGAACTGGTACAGTTCGCTCTGGATTTAGTTTAGTAAAAAGCGGAGTATACACGCAGCCAGTTCAGATTGATTGCCTACCTGGAGAATTTGCAATTACAAATAGTATAGCAACAGTTTTTGGATCTCACGATGTAAAGGTTGGGGATGATATTACTGTAATGTCAGCAAGTATCAGCGGAGCCGCTGGCGCAGACTCTGGACTTACCATTGGTCAGGACTACGTTGTAAATAAAATTTACGAATTTGGTGAATCCCTTACTGATATTACTCTTGCTGTAAATGATGGGTTACAAGGACCTGGGGATTATGAGGGTCTTTATAAATATACTATCACTACAGATGTAGCGCATAATCTAGTGAGTGGTGAACCGATCATTATGGATCAATGGGTTCCAAATGGCGTTGCCTTTAATGGATCATTTTTTGTCCAAGGATTACCAAGTTTAAATACCTTTGTTATCTATACTGACTTTAATGTCAATCCAACTGAATCGTCATATGCAGATGCTCGTGCAGGAATTAATGCAGGGTTCCAGTTTGTACTTGATTCACGAACAGTTACTACGCACGTAAATGACGGTGCATCTTTATTGACTGATCCTATCTTCACCAAGAGAGTTTCAGCTGGACTGGGCTTCACCCATATGCCAGCACCTCCATATGCTACATATCACCAGCGTAGATTGGTTATGCCGTATCGCTATGCGGTTAATGATGCAGAAGGCCAATATACAGCTCGTGATAACCTGGATGAGATTATTGTGTCGGACATCTTGGACGCAGATACCTATGACCAGATATATGGTCAGTACAGGTTCAATGCTGGAACGGCTGACTTTAATGTTGGACTACTGTCCTTTGCGGATGACAAGCTAGTAGTATTTAACCGTAACTCAATTCACTTAGTGATAGGCAGCAGCCCTGATTCCTCTTCGGTTCAATTAATCACAAATGAGGTAGGTTGTTTAGCCCGTAAGACGATTGTTCAAATTGGTAACAACATAATGTTCCTTTCTGACAATGGTGTATACGGAGCAAACTTCCAGGATCTATACAACCTTCGTGGTAGCGAACTACCACTGAGTAGCAGCATCCAGACTACCATTGATAAGATTAACCGTCAGTACTGGGATCAGTCCGTAGCTGTTTACTTTAACAACCGCTATTACATTGCTGTTCCGACTGGATCAAGCACCGTCAATAATACTATCCTTGTGTTTAACTTTATCAACAAGCAGTGGGAGTCCGTGGATAGCACCTCTGACGTGGACTGGGACATCGAGAACCTGATCGTAGCTGGTAAGAAAGGTGACCGTGCAGTATACGCAGTGAATGCCCTTGGAGGGCTTCACAGGGTTGACGCTCGACCTGATGGCGTTGATCGACTGGCTACTACTATTCCAGTTGAAGGAGGACAGGAGGGCGTTATCTACAGCATTCCTGCTGAAGTAACTACCCGTCAGTTTACCTTTAATGACTTCGGTCGTAAGCGTTGGAGTGAATTTGAGATGCACGTGCAGTCCAGTGCCTCAGAGCAGTCCGACTTTGATCTTTCAGCGGAAGTAGAAAACATTGACGCAGAGGTAAATCTTAATACATTGAGTTCATACATTGGTGGAAGTCTTGACATTGACGAAGATGTTTCCGTCCGTGGTAGAATAGGTAACCGCCGAGGATACGGCATTCAATTTACAATTAATAATACACAGGGTCGCCCAAGAGTCCGAGGAATCAAAGTCTCAGGAGCACCTGCATCAAGATCAACAACTAGCGTACAATAATTATGGCGGATATTACAATTACTCCAACGGGTGCAGCATTTGACCCAACAGATACCGTAACTTCAACTCGGCTCAATGAAGCCCGTAACCCTACGGCTGCCTTGACTACTGGTTCTATTGTACCAACTGATTTGAGCACTGGTGCTCCAAGTTGGGACGGTAGTGGAACTCTCAACGTTATTGGAAGTCTAGCTTCTGGCTCTATTTTTACAAGTAACGAAGCGATAGAAATTAATCAAAGTGGTACTGGCGACCGCAATGCATATGTAGATTTTCATACTGCTGACCCTAGCGGTACTGATTTCAATGCTAGAATTTATCGTGCTGGTGGTTTAGATAGCGACTTGGAAATATTAAACTCTGGAACAGGAAGCATTGTTGTTAATTCTACAGTTGCCCAAGTTAGTAACAATGCTCAATCCGTTGCTACTAAGGCTTATGTTGATAGTGTGGTTGCTCCAAGCACTTATACAGGAGGAGAAAGTGTAACGTTTCCTAATGGTTTGATTATGAAGATGGGATCTACTAGTAGTAAGACACTTGATTTCGGTACTCCTTTTCCAGGGGGTGTCGTAAGTGTCACTATCTCCAATCAAAGTAGTTACGGCGATACTTACGGAAATGCATCATTTGTGACCAGCTCTAGTCCTAGTCAATTTACAATTAGCTCGGGAGTAAGTGTGAGCGGCAATGGACCTTGGTTCTGGCAAGCAATCGGATACTAATGAACCCCATCCTCCAATCAGTACAACAATTTAAATTATGGCCATTATAAATAAAGGAACAGCTTTCTCCAACGGGGAACAACTATCAGCAAGCAAGCTTAATGATTTAGTAGACGGAGCTACCTTTGGTACTGACTCCGTTGATAACGCTAGTACAATCGTAAACGCCAACGGAGCTATTACGGTTCGTGACAGCGGTGTTACCGCTGCTAAACTAGCTACGGGTTCTGTTACTACAAATAAGATCGTAGACGCTAATGTTACTTTTGCTAAGCTTACCGATGTCATTGACGATGACACAATGGATACAGCTACCAATACGACCTTGGCTACTTCGGAAAGCATTAAGGCTTATGTTAATGGAACATCGGATTTATCTACCAATGGTTATCAAATTTTTCCAAGTGGATTAATTATGCAGTGGGGAACATATAATACTGCAGGAACTCCTGCTGGTAATGTGACTATTGATTTTCCAATTCATTTTACAACAGCTTGTTTAAATCTTTCCGCAACACTAAGACAACCACTTGGGAGTGCTGATGGAGCAAACACTGTGTCCGCAGAATTGGACGACTCTTTGCCACTTGAAAAATTCACGCTTGGATTTGATGAACACGACGTTCCAGCAGGCGATAAATATGCGTGGTGGCAAGCAATCGGATACTAATGAACCCTCTCCTTCAATCAGTACAACTAGCGTTGCAAAACGCTACGCAAAAGGAAGCCCTTGTCTACATCGACAAGGTAGTGGACTTCTGTATTGAAAAGGAGAACGGTAAGGTACTGGACGGATGGCCCCGTGACTTAATACAACTACTTGTATCCTACCATATGGCTAAGGATACCTTTATTGCAGAGCAGGACGCAGAGGGTAATATCTTAGGGGTCTTTATGTGGTATAATTGCGACGAGGAAGACGACTGGTTCTTTGTTCAGAACTGGGAGTCGGACAAGGAAGACGGCAATGCAATCTTTATGGCCTTCCTATTTGCGGAGGATAATCAAACTTTTAAGAAACTTACACATAACTTCATTACTCAATGCCCTGAGGTTATGCAGAAAAAACTACTAGGCATACGATACAGGCAAGGTGCTCCCACTAAAGTGGTATACAGCACTGCATTATTCAACAAAATCTTAGGAATATAATATTATGGGAGGCGGAAAAGGAGGATCATCAGCACCACCACCAATTGACCCTGGAAAGTCAATGGGTGAATACTTATTCGGTAAAGACTTTAGTGGTCAATACCAAGGCATCACGGACCCTCGATTGCAGGAGCGATTGATCGGTGCTGAACGGACGTACCGTCCGCAGTACACGGCCCTAGAGCTGGCTGACATCGGCGTAATGGCTCGTGGCATTGAGGCTGGTGCAGCTAACCCTGAGTACGCACGTTTAAACGCAGAGCTTGCTGGGTTAAAGGCTGGTGCAGAGATTGGAGGTTCACGTACACAAGAAGACATTAAAGCCGCTGCTGAAAAGCTTTATCCAACACCACAAAAAAGCAGAGGGCTGAGAGGTCGTAGAGGGACCTCAGGCTCTAAACGCAGGGAAGACCTAGCCGAACAACGTAAAGCCTTTATAAGTGCTGCTGGAGATCCAGGGCAGGATCGTGCAGCTAAAATTGCACAGCTTGAGACACAACTTGAAGGTATGTCTCCGACCCTTGAGGGTACTCCTGGCTTGTTTGACCTCCTTGAGGAGCAGTCAACCCGTGCAGGTGCATTACAGCGTGAGCAACTAGGCTTACAGCGTGAATCAGATGTAGCTGCACTAGAGGAGTTCGCCCCTCAAGTAGTAGAAGCCTACCGTGCCGCTGACCCTTACAGCACAGGACTTGCTGAGTCTCAGACTGCTATGGCCCAGGACCTGTATCAGCGTTCACAGGGCTTAAACCCAGAGCAACAGCGTCTAGCAGATCAGCAGGCATTACAAATGTCCCAGCGTGTAGGTCGTGTAGGAGATGAAAGCTCGGTAGCTGGACAGATCCTTGGACGTGAGCAGTACTTGTCAGGGCTTCGTGGTCAGGCAGCAGGTATGGGGCAACAAGCTTTTGGGATGAACCGTCAGCTTGCGGGTGACGTAGGTATGACTATTCTTGGTCGTCCTTCTCAATCTATTGGTCTAGGTAGTCAAGTACTAGGACAGGCACAGCAGGGTGCAGCAGGGCCTATGGGGCCTCAGTTGTTCGACCCTAATGTAGGTATCAATATGGCATTGCAACAGCGAGGACAGGACGTTACGTTCCAAGGAATGCAGGCTCAAGCTAAGGCAGCGGGGCAGGCTGGTACTATGGGTGCTATTGGTGCAATTGGTGGTGGCTTCTTGGGTGGCCTAGGTTAAAACTTAAAAATAATATATTATGGCATTTCAAACAGGATCACAAATTCGCCCAGAGCTGGGCAACGCTGACTACAGCGGCTTTACAAACGCCGCTAATATACGAGCGAACGCACTAGCTAACCTTGGTGAGCAGATTGGTGGGGCTATTGAGTCCTACGGCATCAAGAAGGAAAAGAAAGCTAACCAGAAGCTTAGATACGAATCCATATTGCCGTATACAACTCAACAGTTCGGAGCTGAAGAAGGAGAAAAAATGGCACAGCAATTTGCACTTGATCCGGCATTGACATCCCAGGTAATGCAGTTTGCTACAATCCAAAAGGATCAAGAAGTTCTTGATAAAGCTCTTGCAGTAAGTACGAATACTGATGGCACGACTGACTGGGGACAAACTGTTCAATCTTATATTGAATTAGGCGGAAGTGATCCACGTATGGTTGCCGGTCTAGCTTCGGAAGCACGTAAGTCCGATCCTAAGGAAGCATTTACTCCATCAGTAATGGAAGTAGATGGCGTAACATTCGCTATAACTAGCAAGGGAGGTGCTCAAGTTATTAGTACCCCTGACGGTGGTGAGATGAAATTACCAGCAGGTGCTCAAGTAAGCGAGTACAAGGTTAAGCAGCTTCAAAAAGCTAGAGAAGCTTTTTCATCGGGAAATGAAAATATGGCTCAGGACATTATTACATCTTTAGATATGATAGACAAAATTACTGGATCCCCATTGACCCCAGAGGAAATTTTTGGAGTCTCTCCAGGTGTACCTGAAGTTGTTACCCCAGATGGTACTACAGTTGGTGATGAAGAAGAAAGCCTTCAAGATATTATTGCCAGAAATCTAACACCAAATCAATAATGGAGTTTACCGATGAACAGCTCGAAACCGCTATTCGTAATGCTGATTCTGCTGGTAACGTACAGGACGTACAGGCATTAGCAGTTGAATACAATCGCCGCAAGGAGGCATCTCAACAGGATCAAGGTCTAGTTGAGGAAGCAGCTTATCTTGCGGATGACTTTGCGAATCAGTTCAACCTATCAATAGCTAATATAGCTGGTGCTCCAGTTGATCTTATTAGCTTCGGATTGAACAAGATATCCAATGCTATCATTGACGAGGATATAGTGTCCCCGGATGCCTTTGGTAGTTCATCGAGTATCAAGAGTGCTATGGAGTACATAGGGACTCGTGACGAGGCTCCTAGGACTAAAGCTGGTTATGTGGGTCAAGTGGGAGGTGAAGCTGTTACTGCTACTATGCCTCTGCTCAAGCTGGCTCAGGTAACAAGTAAGACAAAGGCAGTCACGGGAGCTGGTAAGGTTGCTCAAGCTATTGCAAAGGACTTCACAGATGAAGCGGTTAATAAAACTGGGAGGCTCCTTGCCATTGAGTCCGGGGCAGCCACTACTGCTGGAGTTGCTAGGGAATACGCTGAGAATGAAGATCTAAGCCCAGGTGCTGCATTGGCCGTAGAGGTCCTTGCTGGCGTAGCTGGTGGCTTTGCTGGTGCTGGTGCGTATAAGATTCCAAAGTCCCTCCTCAAGAAGGTACAGGGCAAGAATGCTACAGAGATAATGGAAATGGTATCCAACGGTTCCATTGAGTACAAGGATCTGGACTGGGCGTTGGAAAGTAAGCCGTTGTTTAAGGACGATGGAGCATTCAATATGGATGCCCCAGTGACACCCAAGGACAAGACGCAACCACTAGAGGTTCTTGTGGATGGTAAAAAGATTCCCCAGACACCAAAGCCAACAATGCCGGGTGTTGTCCGTGAATCATTTGAGTTCCAAGCTGCACGTCAAGAGATAGCCAATAACGTTTCCAACAAACAAAAGGTTGAGGCTGCTGTTGCATTGAACAACTTGAACAACTACGGACCCGAAGCTCCATTCAATCCAAAGAGGATGATTAACAAGATCCTTTCGGTATTTGCTCCGTCAAAGGTTCTTGGTAACGATATTGTAAATGAAATTGAAATGGCCAAGGGTACTATTAACCGAGCACAGGAGTTAGGTGCTAGAGTTAAACGTGTAGTAGGTCGTCTGGAAAAGAAGGACCCAACCGTACGAGAAAGTGTTGACGTTTTCCTAAAGGGCGGAGAGATGGCCCCATCACTTGACCCAGTAAAGGTTGAGTTAATTAAGTGGAGAGAAACAATTCGGGAGTTACAGGGTACATTACTTCAAGGTATGGATGATGAAGTCTTTGAGGCACTATCGAAGGCAGGCCAGAAGGAAGTACGTGAAACTATCGAGGCTTCTATCGAGCAGGGTTACTTGACTCAGACATATAAGATTTTCCAGGACCCTGACTATCGACCCACCAAGGCTCAAGAAGATGCTGCACTCAAGGAGATACAGCTAAAGATTATGATGTCCTCGGATGCTGGGACGATGACAATGCCCCAAGCTGAGGACTTAGCCCGTAAGCAAATGGACCACCTGAGGAAAAGTTCAGCGCGGCAGAGAAAGGCAGAGGGAAGGCAACAGGGAGCCGTGAAGGAATCCAAGGGTATACTACGTGAGCGCAGTAATCCTGGACCAGCGGAACGCGCTTGGCTTGGTGAGGTCAAGGATCCCAAGGAGCGAGCATTTAGTACAGCTAATAGATTAGCTAGACTAGCATCATCAAAAGCTGAGGATGTTGCGATAGCTAAATTCCTTTTGGATTCTGGAGTTGCTACACGCAGGCCAGCCAACCCCGATCAAGTTCAGATGAAGTTCCGCACCATTGAGGGGGACTCATCAGTGTTCATTGACCCAGAGGTAGCGCACTCATTAGATATGATGCGCTTTGGAGAAGCCAATACTGTTAAGTCCGGGATAGCTGGGTATCTAGATAGAATCTGGAATACTTGGGTTGGTACTTCAAAGTCAACCAAGGTTCTACAGAATCCTGAGTCCTATATGGTCAATTTATTTGGAGCTGTGGCTAGTACTATTTCCTCTGGAATTATACCAACCCCAAAGGGGTTCCGTGCTGCTCTGTCTGACTTCGGATCACTAGATGATTTACTTTCCGGCAAGAACACTGTAGGCCGACGCGCACTGCTGGATGACATCGATAAGATGAACCAGTACGGATTGAAGCCCAAGAGCGTTAATGCTGCTGACATTGAGCAAAACGTTATTAGGGGACTGGAGGGATTAAATAAATCCTTGAAGGGCGGCATAAAGGCAACAATGGATTGGTTCGGCAAGGCTTACTCCGTTGGTGATACATCAATGCGATATGTAGTATGGAAAGGTAACCAGAGGCAATTAAAGAAAATGTTCCCGGACTACAGCGTTGCTGAAATCGAAGCGGCTGCTGCTCGACTTACAAATAATACATTCCAGAATTATGACAAGCTGAGTAATGTAATTCGCCAAGTATCAAGGGCTGGGTTGGCTGACCAGTTCGTGCCATTCACGGCTGAACTTACTCGCAATATGTACAACCAGGGTAAGTACGTTGCTCAGATGACTGCTGGTACGTTCGGCAAGGACATCGGCCTTGACCCAACTAGGGCAAATAAAACTCAAATGCGCTTACAAGGCGTAAAGCGTGGGGCAGCATTAGCTGCGGTAACAGCCGGAACGGATGCCGCCATCACACAGTATAACGAATTAAAGGGAGTAACGGAGAAGGACGAGGAACAGTTCGGGTTTTCAATTGCCCCAGAATGGGACAGCAGTAAGAGGTTAATCATCATCCCGGATGAAACTGGAAGGAAGGGTCGATACGTCAACCCAAGCTATTTGGTCCCGCAGGGTATGGCCGCACAAGCGTTTGAGGCTGGGTTTAGTGGATCTCCAGTATCTCAGCTCGCAGAATTTGTTAAGGATCAGTATCTCGGAGCACCTGGTACATTCCCTGTACGAGCAATAGGCCAGATAATATCTGGACGTGACCTAAATGGAAAGCTGATTAGTGTAGATCCCCGCACACAAGAGGTAGCTAAGGATGTTATGGGTGTCATCTACGATGAAACATTAAAGCCAGGTGCTCAAAACACTATAGAAAGATGGAGTGATTCACTCTCCGGTATAGGTGATCGTACTATAAAAGATAACGCACTACGTATGCTGGGTATCCGTGACTACCAGTGGGATGCCGAGAAGTCATTCACCAATAAACTCCGTGAAATATCTGAACCAATGCGCCAAGCAAAGGGTACTTACTCGTCGGCACTTCGTAAGTTCACGGATAATAACATACCAAGAGAAGAACTGGATGCTACCTATGAGGAGATGAATACTGCTCGACGCTTGAATATGGATATTATGCGCCAGCACTACCTGAACCTAGGTGGTGGAACGTGGAAGTACTCACAGGATGAACGCATTGTTATGATGAAGGAAGCTGGGGTATCATCCGCAGATATCCTGGACGTAATAGAAGGAACTTATACCGATATGCCACTGGTAAAAGAGGAATCAACATCTCAAATATACGATGACATTCCTGGTGGCACTAAGGAGAAGACGGCCTACTTGAGAAAATTAGCAAAGACTGATCCATCCTTGGCTAGAAAACTAATAGCTATTCATACGAAGTCCGACAACCTTACTGAAAAGGAACACCTAATACGTACACTAAGCCCACAGCGTAGAGCTGATCGTCTCATTGAAATGGGTGCTCACAAGAATCGAGCACTTATGAGGGAGATGATGTTAAAGAATATCGCAAACCCAGAGGTTAGGCGCATCATAAAACTACGTACTCAGTAACGAAAAGCCCCGTCCTCCACATAAAAAGGACGGGGCTACCGTAACGAAACAAGGAATCAAATAGGACATAAACCGATCCCGCTGCGGATTACTCCAACAGCTTACCTTGTTATTTCAGTGAGAACAAGGAAGCAAACTCACTGATAAGTATTATACACTATGGGTTCTTATAATTGATAAGTAAATCTTTTAGGTTACGCTTCTCATCCTGTAGTTCCTTACGCTGCTCAATCATACGATCAATGCGGTAGGATAGAAGCCGGGATTCCTGCCGAATCATATCGATCTGAGTCTGGATTCTTTCGATGTTTTCTTCGGTGTCTTGCATACTCTGAACTTGTGCGGAAGCCTCCTCCTTGTCAACAAATAACTCGGGAAAATTTAACCCTTCTAATGGATAATTTAACGCCTCGTAGCAGAAGGTATCACGGGCGATAGCGGCCTCCTTCTCGTCATCAAAGTAGCCCAGTTCGTACCGCCTCCTGCTCTTGCCTTTACCTACATCAATTGTAACGCGGCATTTTTTCTTGCCAGCTGGCCAGCGCACCCCCCGATACTTAGAATTACCTGTTATCTTTCGTGATCCCCTAAGATTCTGAGAGTGTGTGACATACCGCAAGTTGGATGGTGCATTATTTGAACTATCTCCATTGATATGATCAATGTCGTAGTTGTCCGGTCTAGGTCCAAGGAAGGCTCTTGCGATTAATCCGTGAACGCTAAGGACTTTCAATCCTACGCCCAAGCTCCGATACCCCTTTCCATCATCATAGCCGAATGATCTTCCTCGACTGGAACGTCCGTGCCTCTCTACACTTCCGTCCGAGTAACAGGTTACTCTTATTCCGTTTACGCTTATATCCTTTGATGTTTCTGTAGCTATCATAGTTCTTGTGTATTGATGGTGTGTGCGCTGCGATTGTATAGGTAACCGGTACGCTTGGTTATTATTTGTACTGCTTCAAAGTCCGTAGTCCAAGGCATCTCACGATCCTCGAACCCGAAGTCGTAGTCATCCCGAATTAGCTTAGAGATATTCCAGACATACAGAAGATGTTGGTATCCATTAACATAGATGAAATCCTTCTTTACTGATTCAGCGATACCGATATTGGTATCAAGCTTTAGCTGCTCAATAATCCAGGGATCATATGCCTTTCGGCGTACCTTGATTTCCACTAAGTAGTCAATGCTCTCGTAATCAAAAGGACTGAACTGGTCCTCGGCCTTTATCAGCTTATTCATCTTAGGAAAAGCCAACATTATATTTTGTGCTACTTGTTCTTCTGTCATTATCCGAACCTCCCTGTGCAGTGATAGAATTTAAACGTACCTCCGATGTCGCGCTCACCTTCACGGTTCTTAGCTATCTCGTAGGTTAGACTGGTATAACCCCCACGGGCATCTTGACTCTTTGACGAATCAACATCTCCGTTTGATGGGTACATAAGCAGAACAACGTCGGCATCATTCTCGATGTCCCCGGAATCCTTTAGGTCATACAGTTTGAGTCGGCCATTCTTGGCTCCCTCTCGGTTGACCTGTGCTAGTAGGATAATGGCGATATTGAGATCAATAGCCATCTGCTTAATTTTGTGAGAGATACTGGCGATGCCCTCGGCCTTACCCATCTTGGAAGAAAAAGGTATAAGCTGTAAGTAATCAATGACCAGTAGCTTTACTCCGTGCTTGTTGACGAACTGTCGTGTCTGGCTGTATAGATCATCGGCACTCTTGACTGAGTGCGAGGTGTACACAGGCATTGTCTTGAGATTAGAGATAGTCTCGTGAACTCGCTTGACCTGTTCCGGCTGGGCTACGTTGTCCTCCACGCTGCGTAGGTTAACGCCGGAGATAACTTGCGTCAGTCGCTTAGTAAGCTGCTTCTGTGGCATCTCCAAGGAGAAGACTCCACAAGCGTGACCATCCTTTGCTACAGCCTGGGATACAATATACAGGGCCAGTGCTGACTTACCACAGGAGGTAGGTGCAGCTACAGTCATTACTTCACCAGCGGCTATGCCCCGATTGCCAAGCTCACTATCCAAGTTATTGGTATGCGTCTTAACAACGTCAGGTACGTAGTCCCCTGCCTGCATCCTAGCGATGTCCTCCAGTAGCTCGTCAGCGGACGAACCGATCCCGGTTTTATCTTGGCTGAATAAAGGACGTGCAGTAATCTCGGACTCAAGGGTGCTACGAATCTCGTCATAGCTAAGAGCCTCGGACTCGACATTCTCGACAGCAATCCGGCAGGACCGCATAATCTCACGGAGCCTAGCCTTCTCTGCTACGATGTTAGCATAGAACTTAGCCGTAAGCTCGCTGTAAACGCCGTCAGCTACCGATAGGATACCTGCTATGCCACCGACATCGTCAAGCCCTCTAAGGGACTTCAGATGCTCTGCAATGGACACCTCGTCAATAGGCTTACTCAGTTGAGCAAGGTCACCTATAGCTTGGAACAGTAATCTAAATCGTAGTACGTAAAAATCCTCGGCCTCCAGTAAAGGACGCACCATATCATATACGGATGCGTCACCTGGGAATAGGCAGGATGCTATTAATTTTCTTTCAGCCTCGGCACTATGTGGCTGGTTCGTCGTCAGTAGGTTTATTTCGTTCATTATCAAGTAATTCTACCAGAGAACGAAGGACTTGTCCAAGGGACTTATGGGCTACACGATTTAACTCTGGCATATGATAACAATCAATTGTGTTATAGATGGAGAGTGATACTTCGGCGGCTTCTTTTATTTTAGTCATTTCGTTGCGGTCTATTTTATTATGTTGGGTCATAAGAATTACTTGCCCCCTACCGAATTGTAAGGGGCAAGCATCTTAGCACAGGGACTTACTCCGACTCTGCTCTTTCGAGCATCCCTATGGCTATCAACGAGTAGCCAATTAGGTCGCGGAATATGTCCTTGGATTGGTCGCCATTAGTAACTACTTTTAGCTGACCATCGTTACAGAAAGCCTTCGCTCTCTGGAATTTGTCCTGCATCCGAATGCATACACCTGTTAAGGGATGAACACCGAACTCGGAGGAGCCGTCAAAGTTTGCGAAGGGGTTATCGCAGCTTTCGCCTCCTGTGTAATCCGAGCATTTGTGAGCGGTTAGTTCCAAAATGGAACTGACCTCGTCACGCCGGAATGTTTCCCACCAGATCTTATCGAATGAGGACATTCTTAGAATGGGGTGTTGTCATTGGTTGGCGCACTTGCAGCTTTTGGCTCAGATGAACCACCGGCTGCTGCTCCGCCCTCTACTGGATTCAATGCCAGGGAGAGGAAGTTAGTACCGCTCTTGGCCGTCTTCTTCCAGCCCTTGAGGTAGTAGTCCTTACCTTCGACATTAATCTTCCCGCTGTAGTCAGGATGATTTGGTTTTTCTTTACGGTCATTGACGAAGAATGTACCGGAGTTTGTGTTATCGTATTGTGACATAATATTACTTTCGTTATTGGTTATGATTAGGCGACATCTTCATCCAGCTTTACGGCACGGATGGTTGTGTCAGGTTGTTCTAGCTTGACGCTCAAGTGTTTAGCAAGTGCGTCGATCTTCTGATTAAGCAATTGATTCTGCTTATCCAAGAGGTTATTGTGCAGGTGTACTGCTTCAATGTTTTCTTTCATCTCCCCGATGATAGTTTCGTAGTGGTTGTCCAGCATTTGAATGCTTGAGATGACATCTATGATTTCGTTTCGTAAGTCCATATTATTTGTGCGCAACAGAATGTTTCGCTTAGAATCCTTGTGATTGTTTAGTTGTAGGTTTAGGCAATTTGCTGCCGTGGTCATTAGTAGCGTCCGGATCTTTGGTATCGTCAATAGCAAAGAGTCCATTAAGTGCATATTTTCTGGCGTAGGATGAGGCACTGCCAGTAATCTGGGCATCGTCCATACCTTTCTTTGTCTCCGCCTCACGAGCGTAGGCATTAACGTGAATCGAGCTATCACTGCTATCATCTGTGGATGCAATAACGGCGGTTGACTTGACGTATACCCGGCCACCGACCTCAACCATTTCATCGGTGATTACTAAGGTGCAGGACCACTCAGCCAGCAATGGCTTGACGGATGTAAGGATGTCCTCAGCGGAACGGTAGCGGTAACCACCGAACTTATTAGTCTGTCCCTTCGGTGCTTTCAAAGAGGACTGAATCCCCTGGAGTTTCTTATGTATGTTCATCGTGATTAATTTGGTTTTGTTATTACTCATATGTTTTTTTGGTTAGTTTACGGAACAGCTCTTTACGCTGCTTTTGATTTTTACAGGAATCAAGATCACCTTCACTTGCTCCTAGGTCTTTTAACTCTGTGACTTGTTCAGAGGCTGTCAAGGAATTTCCGAACTTTCTTGTAAGTTGCGTAAGTCCTACGGGATGAAGGACATCGGTCATCTCCTGCTCCAAGTAAGCGGCCATTGCCTCTAAAGTATTTGGCAAATCTTCCTTATTACCCTTGCACATCTTGAGGAAAAAGTTCTCAACCTTTCCGAGAAGACTGTTGGCCTGGCGAGAGATTACACCGCGGACCATTCCGGTCTGGTGGTCGTGATCCAGCACCCAGTCCTGCGTCTTAATGTCCAAGATGGGACAGGAGATTGGCTTGTTAGCCTCCCGGAACTCCTTGATTTGGTTCTGTGATAAGTAAGTCATAGGTATGTTGATTTGGTTATAATTAATCCTGAGGCAGTCCCAAGAGAAGCTCCGATGCAGTAAGTTAATCTAGTTTTCCACTCACTCATATTCTGGGTAGTCATCTCTAAGCCACTCGATGACATCTGTTGCGCCGAACATTAAGTCCCTAATCTCTCCGTCCAGAGAAGTATTAACTCCGATTGCGTTGTCGAGGGCCTCTCTGGCTTGTTTCATAAGCTCTAGTTTCTGTGTGTATTTTTCTTGGTTCATCATTATTGTATTACTCTCCGTTAAGGATGAAAAAGGACGCAGACTTGCGGATGATCTTGATGGCTTCAGTAGGGGAGATGCAGTAGTCCCGAATCATATCGTCAACCTCAATGCAGAGGGAAGCTAGAGTGAAGAAGTCGAGATGCCGATCGGATTTAACGTGCGTGATGGTGACGCAGGGATGGTCTTGACCAAATGTTGGCTCCTCG